CTTTTGATTGAATTAAGTAAATCTCCTACAGTTTTTATTTGGGTAGTAACCGTATCTCGTGTCATTCCGAATTTAGGCATTGCATTTTTAATTCTTTCCAGATCTTCACTGGTTAAAACACCTTTTTCTCCGGAAGCTCTGGCTAACATAGATAAAAATGCAGTAAGAGTATTCTTATATTTTCCAGCTGCTGTATTTGGATTAAGAGCTTGAGCATTAAGACTTATATATTCTCCAGCCGCTCCTAATGTGTTAGTCGCCTTTATGGCATTTAATGCCAAAGTCTGGATAGTATCTAACATACTTGTTGCCGTATTAAAGCTACTTTGAGCATCAGCAGAAGCTTTTGCGAAAGTAGATGGAACAAGTTGGTTAACATCAAATCCCATAGCTTGTAATTGTGGTAAAACAGAATTTCTTGCTGTGGCCGAAAGAGAATAATATAATTGAGGATTTGCCATTATTGCATTAACTAAATCTGAACTTGCTGTTGTTGTGCTTGCTTTTTGTAATGCTAAAAGATTATCAAACTCATTTTGATTATATTGAGTTTCGAGTCCTTGCATCAGGACATTAAATGGTATTCCGGCTTTGTTAGCTAGGGTCTGAATTTGAGTTCGGGTTGATAAATCCAAAGTGTCTGGATTTGTGTTTTTGAGTGTATCAAGAATCGTAGAAAGTTTTTTCTGGGCCGAAGTTTCTAAAGTTGAAACTAAATTGAAAAAATCTAACTTTTGCTGACGCACCCTATCTTCAATCTTATAAAGATTATCCAAGTTTTGCTGGTTAAATTCCAAAGCTGTTTTCAATGTCTCGGTTGTTATTCCCCTCGCCTCCTCTTCAAGGCCGATGCGACTGAGCAGATTCTTTTCTCGCATTAACATCGTCTGTTGATCAAGCTGATATTGTCTTGAAAGTGCTTCTTCTTCCCCGACCATAACTCTCGTAGATACAAGTTCATTTTCAATATCAAAAACTCCTTTTTGGTGGGAAATCTGTTTAGCTTCTATTTCGCTTTGGAGATTGGTTAAATCAAGTTTTAATTGCTTTTCTTCCTCAGAGGGTTGGATGCTTTCAAGATATTGCTTCTGCAATGCGGCGTTTTGGTCAAGCAGTTTCTGAATGTCAGCATCCGTAATCGGAGATTGAAACATCTTCATCAGGTCTTCGGTTGTCATTTCCCCTAAAGTGATATCTTTACTTAAATCAAGTGGAGTTGTCGGCACTTGGCTTCCAGCGCCTGCGCCAGACACGCCAGTTTGCCCTGTGGAAGGCGTTTGGCCGCCAGAAGGTGCTGAACTACCTCCTTTTTGAACTGGCCTCCATTCAAAGTTATAATTCCCCAAATCTGTAAAAACCCATTGTCCGCCAGGAGATAAAGTTCCGGCTCCTTTTGCGGGTGAAAACTGAGGTTTAGCTTCTGTCGGCACAGTTTGAATTACTGGTGATATTGATTGCTGTTTCAACCAATCCAAAGGAGAAAGTGGATTCGCTTTTTTCCCTTCAGTGGCGTAATACTGTTGTATTTGTGTTGGCGTTAATTGTGTTGGTGTTTGATTAACTTTGTTTTGTGCTGTTGCGATATTTTCAGACATTTGTTGTTCTGGTGCAGGAGTTGCCCCGCCAGATACTATACTCCATTTACTCATATCAAACTTAGTCGTGCCATCAGCCGTCATGGTCATACCACTATTATGTTTCAAAAGCGTGCCTTTTGGCTGAAGGACATCGCCTGTTTGGGCGGGTTCTTCAGGGGTATAAGTTTTCCCCTGCATTACCGCGATCCTTGCCCACATATTTTGTTCTGGTGTTTCTGCCATAGTTTTATGTTTAATTTATTTAATCTGTTGTTATTGTTCCTGTTAATATTGTTCCATAAACTCTGAAGTTTCTAATATAACAAGTTGTTCCTTCGTCAACCCTTTTGTAATAGAGTTGGCATATATCGCCTGCTGTCCATCCTGAAATATCTTCTGACCGAGTAGCATAAGTTGATGAATTACTTGACCTTTCTGTTCCGACTGCCACTCCATTTCTATAAATTCTTGCCTTAACAATTGCTCCTGCCCCATCAGCGGAAGACCTTAAGTCAAATTTTATTCTTAATGTCCCTCCAAATTGGACAGTTATCTGTTTGACCTGGGTATATTCTGTATTAATGGTTGATCTTTCAGTATCAGCGCTAAGTAGTAAATCGTCATTGGCAACTATATTTGGCTTAACCGCCCCTGCTATTATTAAGACAGAGCCATCAAAAGTAATATAATTACTAGCCGGATTTCCTATTGAGAATTTGTAAGCATCGGTAGAATATCCCAAAAAGAATCCTATACCCGTGTTATATCCAGTCTGGCCTCCTCTGATATATCCTGAGGTCGAAAGTGTTAAAGTGCCGGCTGTAATATCACCCATGTCAGCTTTTATTGCTGCCAGATTCACTACTGATATTTTTGCATAAGTGATGGCATTAGCCTGCACATCTCCTTCAGCGACATTTCTCGGAGTCCCGGTCACTGAAGATGGAAATCCTGAAGTATTTCCCAGATGATCAACTGCCTTTACCCAGTAATAATAAGGTGTTCCGGCAGTTCCAGTCTCGTCAGCATAGACATTGGCTAAAGTCTGGCCTATTTTAGTGGCAACTGCTGAATTATCAGTCAAACTTCGATAGATGTCATAGTGGTCGATATCGGTTTCGGAATTGGGCGTCCATTGTAAAAAAACTAACTGTATCCCGGCTGTAGCCGTTAATCCTGTTACTACAACAGGGTTGGCGCCGTCATCTATTATGTCTTGCTGCGTTGCTGTTACTTTTTTATAAGTCGTTCCATCGTCTATATTATCCATATCAATGTCTATATCCCCTGTGAATTTCTTACCTTTAAATAAAGATTTTAAAAAATCGACAAATTCAAGTTGCTGGGTTTCCGGAGGTAGACTCTCCAAGTATTCAAGGAATCTTTCTTTTAATTCACTCATCTTATTCAAAAGCGTGGAAAATCCACACAATTCCCAGATTTTCAACTTCCGGGGAATTGTTTGAATTGACCCCAAACTCCAGTCTTAATTGAATCGTATAGCCGTCTGGCACACTGTCTCCCTTGAAAGCTCCCAAATCATCAGTGGCATTTTCAGTATTGACCGTGGCTATGGCGCTGCTCCAAGAAGAGGCAAAATCTACTTTTCGTTTCAAGGCTAAAGTGCAACTGGCCGGTAAGGGTTTGAAAGCGCAAGGAAACCTGTCAAATGTTTTTAATATATATCGGTCTAATCTCATCACTAAAAATTCAATGTAAGCCGAAGCGTATTTATTTGAAAAATCTATCACATCAACTCCGTAGGTAGTTCCAGCTTTGTCTTTCCAGGAGACGAATAAATTTGAACCGTTGGTTGAAACACATCCTATCTGCAATCCGTCCAAATCTCCGGATGAAATCGGATAGTCGCAACTGAGAGCTTTTGGAAACTTCTCTTTATCTTTAGTGCCGTAGCTGTAAACCCCGTTGGGAGCTGGATTCCCTGTTGAGCCATCGTGCAGTCCAAAAAGTATCAATCCGTCATAAATGCATTTTGCGTTCGGATTCGATTCGAATATGGCGGCACTTGTATAATCTCCCGGCACTTGTTTTTCAGGGTCTGATAAATCACCAAATTTGTAAATCTTGGCGGTGTCGCTCCCTAAGATATAAATTTCTTCCTGCTTGTTTAGCATCCATTTTATTTTTTCTCCAAAGAGCCAGGAATAATCCCAAGTAGTGGAAGTGCCGTCCCATTGAAAAATCATTGAAGAACTCACCGGCCCTTTGTTAGTTGCCCCAACTAAAACGTCAATATCGTAAGGTGCTAAATCTCTTATTTCATATTTCGCCTGTAAATCTAAGGCATTGGCTGTAAAAGCCGAAGCAGCGCTGACCTTAGCCACTAATTCCTGGTTGCCTATGAATATCGAATCCCTGGCTTCGTGGTAGATAACCGGGCCGTAATTGGTATTGGCATTAGTCAAATCATTCCAACTCTCAGTTATGGCGTCATCTGAAATTTTTATTCTTCCCACTTTGCTTGAATAAGTGAAATAGACATAGCCATCTGAATGCTCGGCACATCCAAGTATTTTTGGAGTCCCTGTTACTGTTCCTAATTTACTCCAGACTCCGGCAGCTGTTCGTTTGTAAATTCCTCCTGATCCCCCAAAAAAGTAGGCCCAACCACTTGAGGTATGCACTACACATGTAATGAGTTCGGTAATAGTCGTTCCTGAATCCTTTTTCAATTTCTGATGAGCTTTTATAATTCCAGGGATACTTCGATAATCTATCCCGACTGCCTTGGCAAATGAACCCTTGATTCCCGCAAAAGGGGATTCGGCTAATCCAGATAAAAAATTATTAAATTCTAAAATTTGTTTTTCAGCTTGTTTTGCCATTGTTAAGTGTTAGCTTCTTCTAAAATTTTCATTGCTGTCTGCCCTCCAGCAACTTGTCCTCCTCCGGCCGGATTAAGCGTTGATGCGCCTTTCATTTGTTGGGGGGCTTTCACTTGGGATGTTGTTATTAAAGATTTTTTCAGTTCTTCAAACTGGTTGACATCAAAGCCCATCAAATCCATCACCATCTTAACGATTATATCCGCATACTGGGGAGCCATCTGGCCTAAAGATATAAGGTCTTTGGCGATAACGCTCTTATCCGCCTCTTCGTTGGTCATATAGAACTGAACATCGAAATCAAGCAGGTTGACCTTTTTTAAGATATTGACAAACCTGTCATTACCTATCTTCATTAGTTTTTCCATCGCTCCCAAAATTTCCCGATTGACCTGCAAAGGATCAACTATTTGCTTGCTTTTATTCATCTCATCCAATTTTTTGGCAGCCAGATAATAAACAAATTTAGCGTCTAATTGCCTCATCTCTTCGAAAGAGCCTGTGATTAAAGCTATCTTGCCTTTAGTAAGATTCTTTTGGAGGATCGGCCAAGCGTGGCGTTTCAACCATCTTTGAATGAACATTCCCATTCCTTCCCTGATAAGGACAAAAGCTGATTGGGCAAATTTAGTTTGAATAGCTGCAGTGGTAGCTGGCATAGTGGAAGGCAATGGCTCTCCTGTCACTGCCTCATAAGCCTGAGTCACTCTCTGCGCCCAGTTGGTTATTACTTCTTCGTCTTTGTAGCTGGCTTCTGAAGCTTCATCAATCACCACTTGCTGGATGTCCTCCATATTGTCAACCAGAATAGCGCCGTTGGCAGCTAGTTTTTTCACCATCTGGGGAGTGATGTTCGCTCCTCTTTTTATTTTGAAAATGCCTAATTGGGAAATCCTGCCTCTGGAAATCCTTATATTGACAACAACATTCAGCCAAATCTGGAGCCCCATCACCATTTCCGGAACTCCGACTCCATCCCATCTGCCCCTCACCCTTCTTAATCTTCCTTCCTCGTAAGGCTTGACGATTTTGCCTGTGCTGTCTTTTTTCAAGTTTTCTTCCACAAAGTGAACAATAGGGCTATACACTAAATTAGAAACAACGATATGGCCTTCAATTCTTTTTTTGGCATCTGACTTCTTCCCGGTCAGCCAGGATTTCGGCATCAAACCCCATCTCTCCCAGACTTCGATTCCTTCAGTTTCAGAAATCATCTCTGCTTGAAGATTTTCGTCAGTGGGATGCAACCCCTTTCTCACTTTTACCTCATCTTTTTTCCACCAAGAATCCATCGAATTGAAATCTGCTATTGAGATAACCGCTCTTTCTATAACTGCCGGGGTATCCTGAATGCTTTTGGCATTCGGGTCGATATAAAAGTTCAACCTGTCAACAGATTCCCTTCTCATCTCTCCGTCTTCTTCCCAGGTCTTCCAGATTTCAGTTCCATCTATGGCCATCTGCCGGCCTGCTTCGTCTAAATCTTCGCCAAAGAAATTTTCATCCATCCAATTCCTGACTACATTCCTTACCAAAGGCACAAGGCCTAAGGCCCTCAAAACTTTGGCTCTGAAATTAAAATCCTTGCTGTCTACATCGCAGTTTTTGATGACCGATTCGGTCAGCCACTGGGTTAAGGGAGGCCAGACCATTTCTCTTCCTGTTACCGGGTCATAAGGGTCGTCAAAAATCCCCCAGTAATTCTTACGGCAGGTCTTGATAAGGTTTCTCATCCTGAAAGCGATTTTGTCAGTGACAAAAACTATCTCGTCTTCCCAAGCCCGCTTTTCCCTTTTCATTGTTTCGATTATTTCATTTTCTATATCTACTTCGATTTTGTTTTCTTCTGCCATAGTTTTGAATTTATTCATTTACAAAAATTATTACCATAGCCGTCTTCCAAAAGGAATCTTTCCTCTTCGTTTCTATTGGCATAAAAAGATATGGCTCTTTGAAGAGTTTTGAACATTTCCTTCTCCATTTCTGTGGCTTTAGTGAACATTTCTTTTTTCAAGAAGTAATCTCTACATGCTCCATAGACAAGATATTTTTGATATGCTTCTGGAATCGAGGGTTCGTCACCTTGAGCTGATAATTCTGTAATTTCTAAGGTTTTCCAAACTTTTAATCCTGCTGTTACATTCGCGTCAGGGGTTGGATAGATTGCTATTTTTACTGTTTCATTATCTAAATATAAATCTATGAATGGATTAGTTTTTGTAAAATCAGCAGCGATAGAAGTAGTATCTAATGGCCTGGATCTTTCTGCGATATCAAAATTAGTGGCACTATACCACTTAGATCCATCGAAAGATATATCAATCTTTTTTATTCTTAATACTTTTCCAGTTATCGAATAGACAGCAGTTCCATTGGTAAGGTTTATGGATTCGGTAGCCATATTAAAATCAATATCGCTCCCCGATTTTAGAATCTCATTTACAAACTCGTGATAATAAAGATTCAAAAGTGCCTTGATATTGGCATCAGTAAATTTTGTGCTCTCTGTTTTAGTAAAATATCTTACTAACCCCATAAGGGTAGTTAGTAAAATTGATCCGGTGTCTCCAAGTGTGATATTTTTAGACTGCCACTAAGTCCCCTATCGTATGCCCTATGGCATTTCGCATAGAGACGAAGTCAGTCGGTTAAATTTCTTTTATAAAAAATGGCGGTTGCTTCACGAGAATTTCTTCTCGCCTGCAAACCGCCAGCAAATCTCTGGTAAGGTTATCTAAAATAAAAAGAACCCAAAAACTTCATTTGGGTTTAATTTTAATCCTTATTATTAGAAAATATAATCGAATCAAGAATCCCTGTCAAGCCCTCAATCCAGATAATTAAGCTTTACTGGTTTTAATCCCATTTCTATATCTTTTAATCTGGCATTATGAAAATGAGGGGAAAATTTATGACGAAATGGATGCTTAATAATTTCGTCATGCGCCCATTGTATTCCTTTGTTATCAGGTAGCACCAAGAACTTATATCCCAATCTACTCATCCTGTAAGCAATTTCTACATTTTCGCTTGACCAAAATTCATCATACTCTTCCTCGAATCCGCCGACATCTTTAAAAGCCTGCAAAGGCCCGAAAGCCCAGTCTATTTCCCAGTGTCTGAAATCTACCTCCCTTGATTCCCCGAAATTCCGCCAATCCCATTTGATGCTTTTCCAATCCAGCGTTTTTCCAACAGCGCCGGTAAAAAGTTTTTTTGGATCAGCCACTTTTAAAAATCTCTCCAATCCATCAGGTGGAATTTTTATATAATCTTCAAGCAATACGATCCATTCTCCTTTGGCTCTTTTTAACATTCTGTTCCAGGCTTTGCTTAAATCGCATCCGTGAGAAACAATCCCCATTTCAACCAACCATTCAAAGTCCTGAAAGGTTTGTTTTTCCAAACTTTCTTGAACTACTTTTAATCCTTCACTTCGGATTGATGGTGTCAAAATAGAAATTTTCATAATTGCAATATAATCGCATTTTCCCTTCACCTGCAATCATCAATGTTTTTAATCCTGCTTCCCTGATTGCCTCATTAACTCCTACATAGGCATTGTCTCCGCCGGCATCGTGAAAGAAAACTACTGCCTCTTTAGTCAGGCGAGGGAACAACGCTTTTATTTCAGCTAAAACATAATCCTTTTCGTGGAAGCCATCAATGAAAAGAAAATCTATTTTGTCTATATTCAGGTCTTGCCCTTTTTTCTTTTCAAAAGTTATGTATTCTTTCAGCTCTGGGAATTTATTAAAAGTTTCTTCCTGCTTGTAATCATAAGGATCGCAAGTCCAGAGATGGCCTTTTTTATTGTCAAAAAGAGCGTGGGCTAAATACAAAGCGGTTACTCCGATATGCGTTCCTATTTCTACAACCTTTTCCGGCTTCATTGATCTTATAAAAGCATATAATATTAGTTTTTGTCCTTCGTGGGCCGAATTATCTTGGGGCAAGGCATCTATTTTTTCTTTAAATTCTAACATATGCTTTCGATTCCCTTTTTTAATTTTTCCGCGTAATGATGTTCAGTATATTTAGATTTGATATAATTTATTCCAATTTGGGAATCAGGAGGACTTTTAATTAGTTCATCGACTGCGTTTCTAATAGCTGAAGGTTCTGGTAGAACTATTTTTCCAAAACCTGATTCTCTAACGAATTCAGTAGTTTTATCATTATCTGACATTACTATCGGTGGAATTCCAACTGCCATTGCCTCTAAAACACTCCTTTGTGAACCACCAGAATTATCAGCGGTCAAGACGCAAGTCCGACTCATATTGTAAATAAGATTGACTGATTCTGCATTTTGATGATGAAGTAAAACAATCCCTTTTTCTTGACAAATTTGCCAACATTGTGGTTCATGGGGTTGCCACCACCCACAAGCTAATGCTTTATATTTTCCTCCTCCTAGTGCTTCAGCGAATAATTCATGACGCTTCCATCCAGCAAAAGTGCAAGTTTGACAGGCATCAAATATCTTGGGTTGAGGCATTGGTTTAAATACTTCCGTATTTGTCCCAAAAGCTTTGACTACATTCCGGCCGTGAGCTTTAAATCTGTCATAATAAACCTGCGATTCAACGAAAATTATATCAGGAACATCCTCAAACTTGTCATAAGCTCCGCCAGTGAAAGCTTGGGCAATCGGTATTCCACATCCTCGCAATTCTCCCAACAAAGGACGGGATAAGTCAGAGAACAACAAGATACAGTCTGGTTTCTGGTTTAGAATTTCTGATTTTACATCTTCAACATACTTGAAAAGGACATAGGGATGCTGGAAATATCCAGGCGAACTCTTTTTAATAAAAATCACTTCCCATTTATAATCTCTCTGGAAAATATCAAGACATCTTAAAAATCCGTCTTTATTGGTATAGTGGCCTTGCTTGTCGCTATACCAATCATTGGCAATGACAATTTTCATTTTTTTGTGAAATAAACCCTATGATTTTCTTCTTGGTGTCTGAATTCCATTTCACCCTCGAAATCTTTGAGCAACTCTTTTACTCCCTCTTCCATCCCGAGAAAATTGATGTCATCAATCACAATCATCCCTCCCATGGGCATCCTTTCATAAAACCATTCAAACTCATTAAGCACTGATTCCTCGATATGCTCTCCGTCAAGATAAACAAAGCCATATTGAATATCCTTCATTCTTTTGGCTTTATGCCAGAATTCCATTTTCGGAAAGAACTCCATAAAATCAGTGTCAAGCATGCGCCAATGGCAGTATAGTAATTCGTTCTCAAGGGCATAATTATTCAGCATAGCCATTGCTTTCCTATACCATTCCTCGCCATAATTAGTTTCAGTCCTGACTTCTCCTGTCACCCTGTAAGGTTTGTTGCCGTAAGGGTCGATTGAAAAGAACCATCTTTTCAATCCGCTTTTGTTGATGCCAGTGAGAAATCTTATAGCTGAAGTTCCCTTTGATGTCCCTATTTCCAAGAAGACTATTTCAGGCGGAAACTTTTTTGAAAGTTCTTCTATTTTTGATTCCAAGTATTCATTAGGAGTCATATGTCATTTTGAAAATAATTGCCTTTTTTAAAATTTTCTAATGCTATTTTAAATCCTTCTTTCCATTCTTGAATTTCTTCTTCGCTTAAAAGCGTAATCTTTAAGTTCCTGAACCAGATTGAAACTTCATTATTCGGTTTCCGGTAAATATAAATCCTGTTTGAGTTTCTGTCAGGAATCGGAGAAATCAAGCGATCTTCAATTATTTTTTTAAATATTCCCATTATATTTTTGAGATTGCCTCAGCTAATTGGATAAAATCTTTCCGGCCTAAAGCTAGTCTGTTTTTTCCGAACTCTCCCCAATGTATATGTATATTCTCATCTATTTCAATTCTCAGGCCTGCTGGGTTTTCTGATTTATAAAGAAAAATTAGGTCATCATATTTAAATTCGCCTTCAGTTTGCTTTCCCTCAAATAAAGAATAGACTTCTTTTGGCTGTCCCCCTTTTCCGGCCCACATTTTCCCTACATCATAAGGAATAGTCTCTTCAGGATTATCCCGGCGGATGAAATATTCTAATCTATCGCAAACAAAAGCTTCTACATTTTTATAATTCAATTCCTTATAGGCAATGCTTCTTTTAAATCCGTCCAAAAGAAAGAAAGTTCCATCTTCATTGTCTACCACAAGAATCGGCCTTATTTTCTTTCCCTTTTTAAGAACTGATTTTATATATTCAATTCCCTGCCTATGCTCTTCAGTTGATTTGCCGTCTTTTTTAAAATCTACCTCAAAGTTGCCATCTGGTTGAAGGCGATGGAATTCGTCATAAATTTGTATTTTACCTAACGGAATAAAAAGTCTTTTCATCGGTTTCTTAATTTATTAACCAACCAACCACTTGATTGTATTTTTTCTCCTCCTACTCCGAATACTATTTTTATTCCCAAGTCTTCGCATACCTTACCCTCTAATATGTTGGATATAGTCTTATCACCACCCTTAGCAAAAATGTCAGGTTTTAATTGGGCTAAAGATTTGCATACCGACTGGTCTATATCCACGCAATCAAATACCTCGTCTACATACTTAATATTTTCCAATATCTCTTTCCGTTCCTTGTATGGCATAAAAACAAAGCCCTTTTTCTTAATTAGAAAGTTATCCGAATTCAAAATCACAACTAATTTATCTCCCAATTTCTTGGCTTCTTTCAAATATCTGATGTGTCCGATATGCAGGGGGTCCATCCCCCCACTCACAGCAACTACTATTTCTTTTTTATCTTTATTTTTCTCCATAATTTATCTTTTTTTCTTGTATTACAACTTATACAAGCAGGTTGAATATTCTCAATATCATTACATTGATACTTTTTTTTAATTTCCCGTCTAAGACTACATAATTCTCGTTGGCATTGAAGGTGTGCGTTCCCACGAGGTTTGGATACCAGTCAGGCCTGATTCTTTTAAATTCCTTTTCAGTATAGTCGGGCAGGGTGATTTCCTTAAAAGCAATCCCCCGGCCGTAGATTCCATTTTCCTGATACTGAACCGGCCTGATCAATTTCCCTTCGTATTCAAAGATATTTCCTGCTCCTCTTGATGGCTCAATGTATTTTTCAAATACTTTCTCCCATCCGCCTCTTAAGGAATCTGATTTCAGAATGACCAGATTGTTGTCATTCCCCGCTATTGTAAAGAGCCACCATTTGTTTTTATAACGAATTATGGTTGAATCGGCGAAATCCCCGTCATCCCATATTATATTCGCCAATTCCCATTTTTTTGGAAATTCTCTGGCTCTGTAAAGCTGGATGTTTCTTCCCATTCCGGATTCGGGAATCATATAAATCTCGTTTTCTTCCCTGAAAATCATCGGGTAAGAAAGATGATATGATTGTTCCAAAACTATTTCCGGCTTAGAGATTTCCAAATCCCTGATTTCTGAAAAAGCTATCCTGCCTTTTTTGTAATCCCATAATTCATAAAACAAATAATCTTTTCCTTCATGGTTTAAAAGAAAGGGATCGGCTTCATATTGCCCGACTGGAGTTTCAAATCTTTTTAATCCTGATAAATCAAACAAGTCTTGGCTTCGTTTTTTAATGGCAATAAAATATTTTGTCATTCGATTTTTTGTAGAACCTTGATATCCCCGAGTTTTCCCTGAGGAAGATAGAGTCTTAATTTCGGCTGTTTTTCCGGATGCCTTTTAACTTCCCTTGAAACATAAGTCCATTTGTAAAAACAAGTCGGGAACTCATGCCTTCTTTTTATTGCCTCCTGCCAGTTGTCTTCAATCCCTCCTCCTAAATCCAGCCAGTCTATTTTTTTGTCTTCTATCGCATATTTAACCAAGTGAAACCACATGAATTTCGCCAATCCTATTCCCAGATACTTGGTTTTGTCATACATCACCGGATGGCATTCCACATAACCCAGATGGTTTTCCACGAAATGAAGGGCTATTTTTTCCTGTCCCTTGAAGCAGGCAAAGCACATCAATTTTCTCAACCTTTCTAATTTCTCGGGATAATCTATTGTGAATGCCCACTGCATATACTTCCCCCTGATCAACTGGCGCTCCCATAGCTCCATAAATTGCTTCACCTCTTCCCGATTGTAAGGAACTCTCTGATAAATTAAATTTTGGTTCTCTTTATTGTTTTTAACGAAACGCCAAGCCCGTTTCCCTTTTTTGCTCAAATTGGCGACATATTCTTCAAATGTTTTCGGAGTGCGAACATCAATGAGGACCATAGAATCCTACTCCTTCATCTTTGCATTTGGTAGGAGTATAAATTTTTATGAAAATATCTCTTAGTTTTTCTGTATAATAGCCTCCACCCTTGTGAACCCAGTCATGATAATACAAAGAAATAAAATGGGCGAAGTCATTAGGAATCCAAAATAAATCTTTTTCCAGCACCCTGTTTGTTAAAAGCTGAGTCCCTATGTTTGGAGGATAATACCAGTCGGAATAGGAACGGATGTCAATTTTTATTTCAGGGTATTTTTTGGCGATTTCTAAAAGTTTTGGTTTGTCTTTCTCAGTAGTGAATAAATCCAAATCTTCGTGTCCTTCAACAAAACCTTCGGGCAATAATTCCCAATTTCTCTGAACTACATAATTTAAATCCTTTATCTCTTTTAAAAAGGATTCTAATTGAGACATTATTTCTTGCCTCTTTTTATTTTCTTCTCGGCCTTTGGCACTGTTGGTTTTGGTGGTTCATTCTTCCATTCCTCCAGATAACCCTCTCTGACCGCCTTCTCAGCCACTTCTGGGGCTAAGTCGACAATTTTACCCACCTCGTTCAGATAAGGTTCGCCGTAAAACCCTGTTTTAAGAATTTTGTAATACATAGCTTTGATTTGATTTTCTTTGCCTCGACCTTTTATCGCTGTAAAATAAGTATTATTTTTTCCCCCGATGTCGTGGTATAGGTGACACTCCCGTTCTTCTTGGCAGTCTCAAAGACGAACGCTACACCCGAATTGAAGAACTTCTGCGTCTCTTTTTTCCAGAAGTAATTCCCTATCCAGTAAAGATTTCCGATTATTGATATTCCTATAATTAAGATTATTGCTATTTTTTTTATTGTTTGTTTTATCATATTTTTTTATTGAGTTAGTCGGTAATAATAATACGTCTCTCTACTCCCACAGCCGTAACTGTGAATGTCGGGGTCGCCACAATTTGAGCCGCAAGAGTCACTGCCGTAGCTGGAATGGTAACCGTAATTGTTTCGGTGGCTGTAATATCATAAGTCGCCTCGTCTCCTAAAGTAACCGTGACTATCGTATTGCTTGTCCTGACCACATCGGTATAGACCATATGGGCTTTGACTACTGCATCCCAACCTGCCGCTTCTGCTTGAGCTGAGTCAATCCCTGCTATAAGTGCTGTTGTAATTGCGTTGTCTTCACCTACGGTTGCTACCCAAGTATCGCCTGTTAGGGTAATGATTATTGTTTTTCCGCCAGTGACTATCTCTGTTTCTGTGGCTGTAGGGACTGCCGTTCCTGTAAGTGCGGCTGAAACTGCTGAAGGCACATACTCCACCAATGCCCACATACTTGAAAGCCACATATCAGGAGTAGCATTAGTGCAAGTCCCACCAATTTGCATTTGGTCTAAATCAGATGTTGCCCAAGCGGCAGAATCTTGAGGATTAACATAAGCCGTCAATTTATAATTTCTTGGTGCGGCATCTCCATTAGTCCTCCAAGTTACATCATTGTGAGTCCAAGCAGTGCCAGATTGTAATGTTCCTGCTGCTTGTCCTTCTATTTTAGGAGTAAATCCCCAAGCGGCAGCAGAAGCGGCGGTATGTCTATATCCTACCTGAACTAAAGTAATTGTGTCTGAAGCTCCAATTCCTGCGGTTGCCGAACTTTCACAATTAACTAAGAAGTCATCATTATCAGCGTCAAACACTCCATAACTCGTAGCGTCATCTGGTGTTGGCTTTTCATCAACCGAACTATAATCACCAGCAGATAATTCATTTATATCTCCTGCCGAGTCAGGATACATATGGACGATTGAACCAGCACCAGGAAGTCCTGTTTGAGAAGTATTAGCAGTATTATTTATAGCAATATCATCAAAATTAAGATTGGCAGTTGTGGTAGTAACACATCCCAATAAAAGGCGGTTGGGCATATATCCAACGAGGACAAATGTGCCAGTTGCAAATTGAACACCATCAATATAAGCCGTTGCTGTTCCAGTTGTGCTATTAGTATAAACAAGTGATACTTCAATTCTATACCAAGTTCCCGTGCTAAGAGGAGAACTATCAGCTCCCAATTGAGCGGGCGTGGAGCCCCTATCTTCATTCCATAATTCAAGTGTTCTATTATTATTAAGTCTTAATGAAGCAAGACCCTCGCTAAAATATGTGTCATAAAATTGGGCAATAGTGTCAATGGCATTAGTAGAAGAAGTGATGTATAAATAAAATCTAACATAAGAAGTGGCTGTTCCAGTTGCAGCATATTGATGTTGGATATAAGCAGTCGTTGCTGTTGGAGCACAATTCAAACTTGCTGCCCCGCTTCTTTTGATGGTGGTATCAATAGTCGGAGAACCAGTGGTGGTATCCCACTCTACCGCAGAGGTTACTGATTGAAGTTCAAAGCCTGATGAATAAAGCCGTGCCGCTTCCGTAATTAAGGGAAAAAAAGTTAAAATTATTGAAAGTAATATAATTTTTTGAATTTTACCTATCATAGAATTTTGAGATTATTTCAGTTGGTATTGGACTACTTAAATCAAGAAAAATAATCTTATCTCCTCCCTGTTCGCCTATCAGTTGTGCTAATCTTTCTCTCATTTTTTCTTTAGGGGGATTATCATTAAACTCCAATCCCCCATTAAAATTAAAAGGACTCAAATTTGACATAATCATATCTCGAATTTCTTGATTAGTTCTCTGGCTGATTGCGAAATAAGTTTTTACAGAAGAAATTTTACCTTCTTGATTCTTTATCACATATCCTGTCATTTCATCTTCTGTTCCTTCGTTAAAAAGTGCTGGCTCGGTGAATTTTATCAATCTCTCTATCTTTTGTGTTGTCGAAGATAGACTGGTTTTATCCGGCAAATCTATGATAATTCCAATGGCATAAACCTGATCCGTTTCATATTGCCAATTCTTTAATGGCTGATTTATTTGAGTTGTTGCCGCCAATGCAACCCCAATTCCCAAAATAGCTATAATTTTCTTCCATTGCTTTTTGAACCATTCCTTCGTATGGTTCCATTTGTCTATAATCCAGTTTTTTATCTGGTTTAGTTTTGTTTTTATTTTTTCAAACATAGTTTTACTTTTAAATTAGTCGTCGTAGGTAAAGGTGAAGCAAAAACTTACCCAAGTTGGCGTCCCTGATACTGAAGCCACATCAACATCAACCCGATCTCCAGAAGCTAAAGTTGCATCTCCATTCAATGCAGTGTCTTCAGGCGGAGTGGCATCGCAGGTCATATCAACTGAATCCATATCAGCCGGAGTTCCGTCGTCGATTTGCCCCATCATTGTTACTACTTGGTCTGATTCGCACCAAAGAGAAGTGACTGTCGCTGCCTGCTTTGCGAACCAAATACTTTTAAAATCATCAGTTGCTACTGGATTTTCCCAGAAAATACATTTTGTATCGGTATATGTTTCGGCATCAGCCACCATATTATTTGTTGACCAAGTTAAGCTTCTTCCGGCTGTTATTGAAGTATCAGCAACAACTACTGCACCAAAGGAAGGATTCCCTGCTGCGTTTCCGTGTAAGACTGTAGTCGTTGTTCCCTGGTTGACCATACCCACGCTATCGCCTGTTAAAGTTATGGGAGTAGACACTGCTAAATTAGTGCTGGCTGAAATATCTATTGTAGAACAAGTAAGAGTTCCTGAAGCATTGATGGCGTAAGCGTAGTTATTAGCCGCACAGTCTGCCGGGTCTCCTGCCAACGCAGTGGCCGTTGAAGCATTGCCGGTTAATGGGCCAGTAAATCCTGTAGCCGTCAGCATCCCTGTCCCTGCGTTGTAAGTTATTCCGGCATCGGTCTTTGGCCCTAAATCTCCAGTAGCATCCTCAAATAAAGCAACGTAGGCAGTGGTATCAGCAGTATCGGCTACAGTTATGACCGTAGGTGTTCCTCCACACGATTGCCATTCGAAATCTCCAGTTGTTGATTCGTAAGTCAAACAAAGTTCATCTGTCGGATCATTTACTGCTTTCAACATACTTTCTAAAATCTTATTAGCTCCGATAGTTGTAGTAATTGCCGTAGCTCCTGAGCCTGAAACATCTCCTGATAAAGTAATTGTTTGATTGCCGGTAAGAAAATCAGCATCAGTAGTGGCAGCATTGATTTCAGCGGCAGTATCCCACTCAGTGTCCCGAGTTATCCCAGCTGCCGCTGTAGTCGCTCCTCCTGATGCTATTGTCACATCTCCTGACATTACTACACTTTCAAAATCCGTTCCATCAGCTACCCAGATATATCCACTTGTAACTGCCTTACTTGCCCCAAAATGTGCTCCTGTGATAGCTTCTATTTCTGCTTCAGTATCAACATTAGGATCAACTTCTGTTAAAACTGGAGCATTACTTGTGCAATTAACAAGTGAGCCGTCTGTTGTGCACCATTTAGTATTTGTAAGAGTCCCAACTTGGTCTGGTGTCATCGTGGTAGCGCAATCTATCTCTGTCCCTGCCAAATCGTAAGTGCAGACCAATCCATTTGTTAATGTCCCTAAATCAGTTCCTTCCACTGCACCCGCATTATCTATCGTAATAGTATTCGGCACATCAGCGTCTCCTATCGCAGCGCAAGTAAGATTTCCTGAAGCCGCAATAGTATTAGCAAATTGATTCGCTGCGCAATCTGTAGGATTTGCTGCTAAAGCTGTTGCTGTCGCCACATTGCTTGTGGTCAAAGCGACAGTTCCTGTTGCATCAGGCAAAGTCCAGACCCTGGCTGCTGTCAAATCTCCGGTAATCAATTGCCCTGCTCCTTGAGCATCGTAGAACTTGATATAAGTTCCGCCGTCTGAAGTGCCGTCCAGACAAGCGCCTCCGGCACAGTCCCCGACATCAGTGACATCACCTGAACCTCCTGCTCCTGTTTCATCAGCAGCACAATCCCAGTTATTAGCTCCGGTTTTCTTCAGAATCTCGCCATTATTACAGGTGGCGCCGTCAGGCAACAATTCTCCGTCAAAATCTATACTTTGGGCTGTATAGATTCCCCAGGAATCATCAACTGGCTGTAATCTGTTATCTGAATTAGGATACCAAAGACTTCCTGAATACTGAGCATAACCCAAAGTGGCTGTCACTAATAATCCTAAAGCTACGGATAAGCCTGCCCAGAAAATAAATTTATTATTTTCTTTCATAATAATTAACACTCAGTTTGGCACTGGTTGTGCCTTGCCTGATTGCTTTAAAATTATCTATTTGATCCCGGCTGTCAAGGATGATGGTAGAATTGACAAAACTCTTTGTCCCTGTATTCGCATCAGGATTAGTCCCATCTATTCTCCACCTTATAGTCGCATCTTCGACAACGATGACGGCCTTATTGGCGTTCAAAGGAATAGTAGCAAAGCCCACCGCAGAATCGGCCACAGTTAAAAGCTCATAGCCAACTGGATGGTCTTTCCTTTCCTTTGGCCTTCCTTGACGGCCAGGCACTATTTGAATATCTTGTGCCATATTATTCGTTTAAAATGTTATTTATAGACTCTATTCCTTCAAGAGTCTTTTTTACTTCTAATAATTGAGAAGCCTCGACTGCTTCTTTGGTTGATTTTTCTTCTAATTCAGCAGTTTTGTTTTCCTCTCTTTCCTGCTCCTCTTTCAGTTTTTTCTGTTTTTCAAACTCGCTTATTTTCTGGTCTATCTGTTGCTTCACTTTTGAGATGGTGTCTTTTTTGATATACTCTTTGTTTATTTCTTCAACTACATTATCCTCGAACATTTCTTTGGGAAGGGATTTTATTTTCTCAGCTCTTTCACTCGCCAACTCTATCCAATTCCAGACTGCATCCAGATTATCTTTAATCGGGCTTTTCTGAATTATTCTTAAAATAACTTCTCTCTTGCCTTCCCGGTCTCTGAAGTATTCAACCACCTGTTTTATCTTTTCAAATCTCTTTGGGTCATCAAAGTCATAATAAGCAAGGCCAAGCAATTCTGCTATCTCGGCTGTTTCTATAACACTAAGGCTTGATGATTTTGACATGGGCTTTAAATAATTTAGGTTTTGATAATTCCTCATTCCAGAGGCTAGCGATTTTCTTGATGTCGTATTTTTCCTTTGCCCATTTTGACATTTTCTCCCTGTCAAACTTATTAGGGTTCTTCAAATAATCTGCCACTGCTTTTACAAACATCTCTCTTGATTTTTCGTCTTTAATTCCAAAGTCGCATATCTCCACCTGTGACCAGTTTTCCCGAGTTCTTCCAGAAGGAATCTTCACCCCGAACTGGATTTTCTCGTCCAAAGCAGCGAAGTCAGTGGTGATAGGAACGCAACCTGCTATCTGGGCTTCGGTTCCCCCTAAATAATCAATTTCGTAAAAGTGGGTTGGGTAAATCAAGGCGCCGGCTTTCAATAGTTCTATCGGAATCTGAAGATGGCTTATCCTTCCGCCTCCCTGGGCTACTCCTAATTTCTTTAACTTCTCGAATTTATCTATAACGCTTCTTTTCCATTCCTGTTCCTTTTCTGAAGACAAAGAAGCATCAAATACCTGCCAGCCATAATACCAGCCAAACTTCACTTTCTTGGCTATTTCTTCTGGCACTCTTTCTAAAATCTGGGGCAGTAAATCCAAAATGGCATTCAAAGACCTGTCAGGAGAAGAAAGGTTTATTAAGTAATAAGGATCTCTCTCCACTGTTAAATTGAATTGTTCTAAATCAACTCCGTTTGGAATTATTAAGAATTTATCATCTGGTAGTTTAGGAAACAAATCTCTCTGGGCTTTTGACTTCACTAAAATCTTTTCTATCCTTTTCATTCTTGATTCGTTGAATTCCCCTTCTCCTACCACATCATGCAAATCAATATAGACTTTGGGAGCATTGATTTCATAGTCGCAGGGTTTGGGATGTCTCCAAAGAATCACCACATCCTGCTTATCCCTGTAGTTCCAAGACCAGAAAGGTTTGTATTTCACTCCCTCAAATTCCAGTTCCTTGTATCCACAGTTATTATAGACTGTTACATTCCAGCCATATTGCTGATGAAGAATCTTGGTTAAATTTATAACTGCTCTTTCAGAACCTCCGATACCCTTTTCTATTGCGGTTTCAGGAGTCCATTCTTCAGAAGTGTAGCTGCAGTAGAAAACCAAGTCTTTTCCAGTTGAAGTCTTTTTGATGAAGTTGACATTCCTTAAGTGGCAAACAGCAGGATGAGATCTCACCTCATCAGGCAACTTATCCATCTCTTCTTTTAATTTGTCAATGTCCTTTATCTCCTGAAGATTTTTCAAATGATTGACTACGCGGTCAAATTTCTTGCTTTCTTTTTCCATCATTTTTATCAAGTCCTTTAATTTCTTGTCCCCTGGCAGAATCTCCATACAACCCTTCAAGCATGTCAGAGCTAAAGAAGGCAATGATAATTTAAAATAGGTCTTGGCTAAAGCCATTAAAGGAGTGTAGTCATAATCTCTGGGATTATAAACCAGTATTGTGTAGATTGGAGGTTTTTTAGTCAGCCCCAGTAAATAGAAATCTCTTGCCTTGTCAAAGTTTCTCATCTCAAAATAAATATGGCCGGCCCTGGTGTAAGCATCAGGATATTCAGGTTTTAAACCTATGGCATACCTGACATTATCCAAAGCCTTGCCGTATTCTCCCCTGACAAACCAGTAATCCCCTATTCCCAGTCTCGCTAAATATTTATCGTCATCTGACCTTGTTAATGAAATGAACTTTTCCAAAGTGTTGACTGATTCATCTATGGCCATTGCCACCTGTGCTCTTCCTAAATTCCACCAGGTTCTCGGGTCAGTCGGATCTTCTTTGACCTGTTTCTCCGCTATCCTTAGATTTCTTTCCCTTGACTCTTTCAGTCTCTCATCGCTCGATAAGTGAATCCTCTCTATATTTTCAATCATCTTGCTTTTAATAATCCTAGTTGCCATCAAATCTTCGTGTATCTGTCCCTTCCAGACTAAACAGCCATCATTCTTAAGAACTTGGATTTTAGTGTGGACTGTTACCGGATTCTTATTCTCATCGAACCAGTAAAGATAATTCATCAAGAAAGCATCGGTCTCTGGATGATCAACCACTATTTTATCAAGCTCTCCCAGACCCCGGAACACATCATCTACATCCATCCAAAGAACATGGGTGAATTTCTTTGGAACTTGGGAGAAATTGAAATTCCTGACTTTGGCGTAATCATCATCCCATTGGTAGAAAGAAATATTGGCTCCATAAGACTTCGCCACCTCCCTTACTTTTTCATTCTCCTGGGTTAAGGTGACAAAGATTCCTCCTGCGTCTATAAAATGGCACTCGTGGCCAAGACATCTGTTTAAAAGAACCGCTTCCTCATCTGAACCCTTGACTATCAAACAAAGGGCTATTTTTATTTTTGGTTTCATTTTTGTTTTATTAGTCTCCAAATTTTAGTTGCCCAATTTGGCTTAATAACTTTTATCGGCTCGGTTGTTATTATAGCTTCAGCTATCTTTTTTGGCTCTTTTCTATGAAGGTATTTCTGCATTTGATTAGTATGCTTTAAATAGTCAAACTTCTTTTTCCTTTTTCTTTCGTATAGCCCTCGCTTCTCTTCTCTGTTCATATTCGATCTGCCACCCGGAATTCAGGGAATTCTTTTGCGAACCACCTTGTCCCGGGCTTTGAATAATAATATTCCATAAAGGACTGGGGCAACTTGATAATGAAAATATTGAATAAAGTTTCCGGTATCTCAATTAGTTTTCTTTCCATTGCTGCATCTTTTCTCTTGATACTGGCGAATTCGTTTTTCTGGGCATTCCTGATAATCTTTATCTGTCTGACTACCGCCTGATATTCCAAAGGAAAAGCTTTTTTATAAAACTCAACTACTTTTTTTATGAAGGTTTGAGCTTCTTTCATATCCCCTCGACTTGTTTTAGTGTTGTCGCTACTAAATCAAAGACTGCCTGGACATTCTCCATCTGCTTTGCTGTTAAGGAGACATCCTGCAGGTCGGTTCTTTTGAGATTAAACTCCTGACCCTTGTCATCAAGCGTAGAGTAGACAACGGCAATATGGATCTTTCCCTTCTCGTCTTTAGAAAGAGCCAGCTCTTTTATCTTGATATTTTGGAATATGATTGTTTTTGCCATAATTTTTATTTTATTTATTAAACCAGCTCCGAATGGGAGAATCGGACTCCCAGAAATCCATTTTCGGAGTGAAGGAGGCTGAGCGCCACATAGACCCTTAGTCTATGTCGAAGCCGCTTGCGAAGAAACAAGAGGGTGCATTATGCATTTCGAGGGTGAATGACCCAACGACTGCACGGAAGTCGTATGCACCTGATCTTGCCAAGTCGGTGTCGATGTATGGCTTTTGAAGGAGGGCGATTTTCATTTTATCGGGTCTAAGACCCATGACTCTGCCTGTCGCATCAGTTGATTGCTGGACGTATCTGTGGGTGTGAATTCTCAATGTTCCGAATGCAGTTTCATAAGTAGAAACTGTTTTGACAATCATTGTCTGGCCTCCTGGATTGTTGACTACGACATTTGACTTCTGAGTCCATTCATCTGTAACCTTCCTAAGGAATGAACCCATAAAGAGGTCAGTAGCCACTTCTCCGTTGGAGTTGTCGAAATTGAGCTTCATCAACCCATCAAGAATTGAATCGTCCCAAGTAGTGCCTGAGTTGTAGACCGAGATGCAGTTCGAAGCGTATTTGGAGATGGAGTTTATAATACCATCCATTTTGGGAGTAGTTCCCGAAGCGCCTGAAGTCAGGGTTGACCTGACAAGGTCGAATTCGGCACTGTTCCCCCAATTCGCTAATTCCTTTCTGGTTTGTCTTTCCAACTCATTCTCTCCCTGATAATGCTCGACAGCTTGGGTAATGCGACCAACTTTGAAAGGTCTGGCCACATGTTCCACAATATTAGTCAATCGAGCAGGAGTAGTGAGCGTTCCAGCACTATAATCTCCAGTCTCTGCGACTGCAGCCGAAGCTGCGGTGGCGAGAATATCGGTCAAGTAAATGTGAACTGTGCTGATAGCGTTGGTCTTACCAAGCATATTGAAGATTTGAGTCTCTTTGCTTGTCAAAATCTCAATCGCATTCAACACTACATCTTCTTTACATTATGTTTTCTCTTATTACTAAGAGTATCGGACTATATCTTTATATTTGCTCTTTATTTTTTCTTTGATAATTGTAAAAGAGTCAAATATATTGGGCGCTTATTCTGGTTATTAAGAGGACTAAACCTCTCCAGTAGTCTCTACACCTTCCAAAGATGTATCTTTGGCTTGGCTCGGGATTACCCTTATAGGGTTTCCCCGAATTCACCCAATTTTTTGTCGACTAAAGAAGTTTCTCAATCGACACATCGCCGTAAGTTCGAAGAATCTTATCCTCTGCCACTGTATTTTTTGGCGGATCACCTCCAAGTGAATTTAGTAAGGTTTAACTTTCTTTAGCTGGATAGGCATCTATAACGGCGCCTACCGCTTTTTTCTCAGCCTCCGCTTGTCTGCCTTCAGACATGTCCTTACGAGATTCAGCTACCTTGTCGGAGATTCCACCAAGTTTTGGATTACTTTTTAAAACCGACTTTGCCCCTTTGGCATCATCGTGAGCCTTGATCTTATCGAAGTCTTCCTTGAAGTCATCGCTTTCAACGATTTCTTCCCGGCTTTTCTCTGGATTGGCCTTTTTATAGGTCTCAACCAATTTCGTGTATGGCTTGTAATCGGGATTCTCGTGATAGAAGGTGGTTCTTTCGAAGTCTTCCCGTGGGACAAACCTCGTTGGGTCTACTTGACCGCCAGTTTTTGTTATTTCCCCGATTCTTTCAAGAACACCTTTCTGGTCGGTATTGAAGATTCTTTGGAGTTGACCCATTGCTGAGTCCAAATCCTTAAGGTTTCCCATCTTTCCCACATACGAGAATGTGTCTTTGACAGCTTTTAGAGCTGTCTCATTATCAGGAAATTGTTTTCCCAGAGCTTCTCCGAGTTGATCTTTCAGCTCTTTTTGGGTTCCGGCAGCCCCTTGGCCGCTGTTTTGTATGGCCTGATCGATGACGGTTTTGTCTTGGCCCTCATCGTTTTCAGGGGTAGTGTCAGCTCCCTTATTTTCGTCTGCCATTTGATTTACAAAGTTAAGGTTAATTTAAGCCCCCGACCTTTCGACAATATAGAGGCTTGCCTCTCCTTATGAGGGAGAAGCAAAACTCTTTATTTTGAACCTTTCTTCATGTTCTGGAATATGGTCATCACTATTTTATAAAACCTGTCAGAATCCTCGCTGATATAGGGATATTGCTTCCTGGCTGCCGCTTTAGCCCTGTTCCATAACTTCTCGTCTTCTTTTGACTTGACAACATTTGTTGGCATAGTTTTTATTCCCCGAGCCTTATTATTATGTCGTCTACTCGACCTTTTTTAAAAGCTTCTAAATTGGCCTGATGCTGACCCGGGATTCCTTCTATCTGGTCTATCCAATCAATAACCACCTGAATCACCTTCTGCCTTACTTTCATTTCCTTTCCGATTTCCTCATCGGTTTTCTTATTCAATTCCTCCTCGTCAAAAGAAGAAATACTGCCCAGTCTTTTGAATAAGATATTTTTTATATTCTGCCATTCCTCACTCTGCACAAAGAGAGCGAGCTTTTCTCCTTGTTCTAATATTTTTCCTGTTTCTTTATCTGGTTTTTCTTTCATAATTATTTGAATGATTGGCTGCCTCCGTAAATTGAGAACTCTTCGGGATTTTCTTCTGCAGGTTTGCTGGCTATCTGTGATTGATAAGCTGCCGCATCCATCACATCATCAGTTAATCCTCTTGGGAATCTCAGCAACTCCTCCTCTAAATCCTTGCACTCGCCTTTAATATGATAGATTGATTTTGATTCATAACGGGGAATCAGGCCCCTGATTCTTAATTCTTTTTTCGCCTGCTCATGCTTCAGCTCCTGAACATTGAAAAAGATATTCCTTTTCCTCATCTCATCATCCAAGAATGGTTTTAAAACATCCTGATACATTCCTTGCTCTATCCCCACCATTTCAAAGTTCATATCTCTTTTTAGTTTGAAAAGAAGGTCAATCAGGGACTTCGGATTCATTCTTATTCTGTAAGCGCGGAGATTCCATTTATTTTCTGAATCTACATAGTTTTCGCAGACTCCGATGTAATCTGAATCTTCAGTTTTAGTCGGGGCCGGATCTATTGTTAAAAATCTTCTGGTATTGAGTTTCAGAACTTCCATAAAATCTCTTTCCTGAAACATTTCCTGTTTGAAGACCTGAGTCTCTGACATCATTGGCTCTTGCTGGTAAAGTGCGCTCCAGTTATATAATCCGATATCTCTTTTCACTACCATTAGATTTTCAAGATTATACATTCCTGGCCAAAGAGCCTCTCCTTTTTTCCTGAATTCTTCATCTTCTTCAGCTATGGCTTTTAATTTAATGACCTTCCATTCTTTGCCTCCTTCTGAATTTAAGATTCTTCCTGCCAAATCTCCATCCTGCCATCTGGTCATCATCAGAACTATCGCGCCTCCAGGGGTTAAACGAGTTCTAGCCACTGCCTGATACCATTCCCATTTTTTATCCAGCATTTGAGGACTCTCTGCTTCGTCCCTGCCTTTCACCGGATCATCAATTACGAAAAGATTTGCTCCTCTTCCAGTAATTGCGCCCCCGACTCCGACTGCGATATAAAGACCTTCCTTTGTGGTATGCCATTTTCCAACTGCCTTACTATCCTCAGCTAACCCTATCTCCTCAAAAACATTTATGAATTCCTGCGATTTGACTAAGTTTCTGGCTTTTCTGCCAAAATCAACTGCTAATTCAAAAGCGTAAGACGAAACTATGATTGATCGTTCGGGATTCCTTCCTAAATACCAGGCTGGAAATTGGACTGAAGCTAATTCTGATTTCCCGTGCCGAGGCGGTGTCAGAATCATTAGTCTTGTTATCTCGCCTCTCTCTACCTGCTCTAAGGCTTCAATGATTATTCTATGATGCCAGTTCTCTTTATAGTCTGAAAAATTGTAATGAATAAAACTACTTAGCTTCCGTCTTGCCAGTTCCCTTTTTGCTAACTCTTTTGCTGCTTCCTGTGTTAATTCCTTCTTTGATAATTCTTGCGAGTTCATTGTTTGGGGCATTTTTGATAAAATCTAAAGTTAGTTTTCCCTCGAATTCTCCTTGTAATTCAATCGGTCTGGGCAAAACAGCGCTAATGCACCTGTAAACTAAAGCATTCTTTTCTTCTTTGGCGCCCTTTTTCATTATCCCAATGACATAATTCAAAACCATTCCTTTGAAGGTAGAGATTTTTTTTCTGGTTGCGTAATCCGGTCTTGCTCCTCCCTTGTTGCCAACCGCATTTTTATTATTCTTTGGAGCTGCCATAAAATTGTGTCTAACTTAATTTGCCAAATAAAAAAGCCCAAAAGCTTTCATTTTGGGTTTAATTTTAATAGTTGCCGGCTTTCCAGCCTCTCTTACTTCATTCTATGCTTTTGCCAACCTACCTGTCAAGTTTTTATTTCCCATTCAGGAACATCAGGCCTTTCAATTCCTTCAAACACTGGAAAAATTTCTTATATGGGAAGCAGTCTGAAGTGTAAAACTCTTTGACGATATCTCTTATCTCCGGAATGTCTTGGAAATAAAACTCTATTTTCTTGATTGGCTGGCTGCTTCTGTTATTCTGGTAGTTTATTATCCGCCAATTCTTAAGCTCAAAATCCCTCGTCCTTATTATCGAAGCTAAGCATATATCTGTTATTTTGAATAGTGGTGGATCTTGGCTCATGTTTATTTCTCTAATCTTTTTATTACCCGATGGCAATCCTGTTCTAACCTTTCTAAATCCCATTTCATTTCCCTATCGGGTTCTTTGGTTAGGGGTTCACTGTTTTTCTTTAACAATCCCAGAAATTGCCAGAAGTCTATAATGGCGAACACTTCTGGGTCGTCTTCTGGAGTTTCTGGATTTCTGACTATCAAGGCCCATTTTTCCTTGAAGTAATTGCCTTTCTCTGTTTGAATTTTTGCCTGCTTTATATTATTGATAATTTGTTTTGGCAGGTTTTTCTCGTTCTTATACTCTAATAAGAAGTCTAAGTTGTTAAAAGAATCACCCTTAATCTTCCCTGAACCGCTGCCAGGAGTCAAACAAGTTCTTCCCAATCCCATTTCCTCTATTTGCTGGTTGCAGAAGTTAGCAAATCTTTTGCCCTTTTCTATTGCCGACTTTGGTTTCATCTTTCTTTTACTCTTTTAAGTTTTTACCATACATAGCCTGACCTTCTCCTAAATAGCCCACAAAGTATTTATGTTTTATCGGTTTATTCTTTTGTTTTATTTCTTTTTTCATATTCTCTTTTTATTTTTCATCTTGGGTTGAGGAGTTAATAATTAAGGTTATTTTTTCCCATACTTTATTAAGCGATTTTACAACCGCATCTGCAACAATCTCATTTCTTTCATATTCTCTAATTAGATTTTTTTCTTCGTCTATTATTTGTTTTATTTTCTCTATTTCTTCTTTTTTCATCTCTTTTTTATTTTTCATCTTTTAATTGGTTAATAATTCTCTTTTATTTCTACCGTGCAAATTGTATCATTTTTACTTCCTCCGTGAGCTACTAATAAAATTCTTTCCATTTCAAATCCCCGATTTTTACCAAGACCCATACTATTCCAGCCAAAACATATTGCTTTGCCCCCGGGTTTGATAATTCTGGCGATTTCATTTTTACAGTTCGCCCAATACTTCATAGAAGCAAATTCTTTTTTCCCATATTGCCGAGCTTGGGTTATTGAATATGGCGGGTCAAATAAAGCCGTATCGTATCTTTCTGTTCGTTTATCTTTAAGCCAAGATAAGGCATCTTTGTGGTCTGTGTCTATATTTCCGCAATCTTCTTGAATATCGTTTTGTTCTTGAGCTGGACTATTTTTACCGGCGAAAGGGTCAGCGGTTAATCCTACTATTTCTTCTCTCAGAAATTCTGCTATTGGTTTTATCTTAAAAGTCCACTTATTTGGCATTGCCCATTTTCTTTCTATTCTCATATCTTCCTTATTAGTTCTTTGATTTTTTGAAGGGTTTGGTTATAACCTTTTGTTCTCGCATATTCTAATATACTTTCGTAATCTTTAGGGTTTAATTCATTCACTTCTTCTCTCTCTTTCGGCAATCTACCCAAAATCTCTTGGCGATATTTTTGTTTTTCTTGGGCGATTTCCCTGACCATAAACCCTAAGAAACTACTCCAGGGCGGGCAATTATCATAAGAACAATACCAAGACTTTGTTCTGTCTCCTAAATTCTCTATCTTTGGCGGTTCTATATCCTCATCTTTAATCCGCTGAGCCATTTCTTCTAAGTTTTCAGTATCTCCATTGCGTATTTCTGTTTTTATTTTATTGTCTATTTCTTCTTCTTTCTTCATACTTTTATTATTTTAGGGGGTAGATTTTAATATCATTGGTGTCTAACTTCGTTTCCTCTAAAAATCTAACAAGAGCTTTACAGCTTAAATGTTTCCAATATTTTCCAATTGGCATTCCACATATTTTACAAATACCAAATTGTTTTATCTCTTTTTTCATATCTCTTTTTTATTTTTCATCTTTTAATTGGTTAATAATTCTCTTTTATTTCTACCGTGCAAATTGTATCATTTTTACTTCCTCCGTGAGCTACTAATAAAATTCTTTCCATTTCAAATCCCCGATT